GCTTAGTTGATACTTTTAGACAACTTAGCGGGTCCGGTGCAGGTTTTGGTGGTGATATATTTGAATTAAAAAATTCTGCGGCACAGGCTAGAATAGGTGTTGATAGTTTTGCTTCTATAATTGCAGAAAACAGTGCAGGACTAGCGGCATTTGGAGGTACTGTAAGTAGAGGTGCTAGATTATTTACAGAAGCAAGTCAAAATATGTTTGATGAAGGATTAAGTGATCCGTTGCTAATGATGGGTTTTACATTTGAAGAAATCAATGAAAACATGGCAACATACATGACACTTAACAGACGTCGATTTACTGAAGAAGAAATGCGTAACGGAAAAGCTGCAGCTTCTATGGTATTAATGGCGACTGAAATGGATAAAATTGCAAAACTAACAGGTAAAAATCGTCAAGAGCTAGAAAAAGAAATTCAAGATCGTATGCGTAAAGGTCAAGTTGAAGCAAAAATACGTATGCTTGAAGCAAGCGGTAACAAAGAAGCAGCAGATAAAATGCGTATGGCATTAGCACAAGCTGAAAAAGCAGGTCCGGGCGCACTTGCAGCTGTTGAAGATCTATTTACAAAAGGTGCTGTTGTAAGTGAAGAAGGTAGAGCAGCAGCTGTTGCTCTAGGACCAGCATTTAACGATTTAACTAACATGGTAAGAGTTGCTCAAGGTCCAGGCGGTGTTGAAGGTATGACAAGTAGCATTGATGCTTTTAACACAGCAGTAGCTGCTAGAATCCAAGATCCTAACTTCTTAAACATGGCAACACTAGGCGGAATGGGCAACCAGTTTGCTGATGCAGCAGCTGGACTTGTTACAAGTGCAGGTACCTATTCAGACAATGTTGCAGCAGTTGCAAGAGAGACTGGAAGTTTATCAAGTGCAGTTGCAAGATTAAGACAAGAAGCCGGTGATGAACAAAGAGGAGGAGACACTCCGGGCGCCGATGTAACAAGAACTGTAGTAAACACAGAACAAGCACTAAGAGATTTTGGTGCAGTAATGAATGATAGAATACTTGGCGAAAACGGTGCACTAACTAACTTTATAAAAGCATTAAACGATGGTGCTGGCCTACGACCTTTAGCAGACGCTATTGGAGAAATAGATAGATCTGCTATAGACGCAAGACTTGACAGCATGTTAGAAGGCGCTGGTAATTTGATTAATGATGCATTAGGTTTAGGCGATAGACCTGAACTAACAACTGAGCAAAGTGCGGGCCTTACTGATTTAGATAGTAAACTTAATACTATTTTTGATACCGGCGATGCTGCTATGAAAGAACAAATTAGTAGATTTAAATCTTTAGCTGCTGCAATTACATCTGTTGATCCAGACTTTGCAAATAAATTTAACGCTGCCCTTAACGAACAAGACGATCCTACACAATATCTAAATGATATGCTGCAAAGTATGCCAGCTGATATGGAACAGGCACTTCAGGCATTTATTCGTCAAGGCATTGCTACTGTAGAAAGACGATTCCAAGATGATGTGGTTGATTTAGCTGAACAAAATTTTGAAAGCCAACCACAGGGTGGTAGTATTGATCCTAACGCAAGAGGGGCAAGTATCGACACTATGGTAGTTGATAAACTTATTGCCAACAATGTTGCAAGTAACGCTGCAGGAACTAGAGCAACTCTTGGCGGTAATGGAATAGTGCCAAATGACATGCTTAGTTTGATACACAAAGGCGAAAGAGTGTTGAATAATGCTGAAGCACAGGCATTTAGTGCCCTAGAAAACGGTGCAGCAAGTGGTATGCAGAGCGCAGGATCCAATTCTGGCGGAACTCTTGCAGAAAAACTTGACAACCTGAACCAAAGTATGCTACAATTAGTAAGTATAAATATGCAAGCACAAGAAATAGCAAGAAGACAGCTCAAAGGTTTAAAAGGGATGTCAGGTAATGTAATGTCAGGATTTAACGTATAATGAGTTGGAAAAAATATTTTACACCAGTCCCTACAGGAAAAGATACTACAGGTAATTTTAGTCCTATAAATGGTGCAAGTGCTGCATCAAGACCAGGACCAGCTAGATCTAATTATTCTAGCTTTTTACCAGATGTGTATGTAGGTACACCTAATCGTGTTGAGCGTTACGGCCAATACAACACAATGGATTTAGATTCAGAAGTCAATGCGGCTCTTGATATCCTTGCAGAATTTTGCACACAGAAAAACAAACGTAACGATACACACTTTGATTTTAAATTTTATAAAGGTGCTACAAACTCAGAAGTACAAATTCTTTCACAGTATCTTAAGCAATGGTATAAAATCAACAACTTTGAAAACAGAATGTTCCGTATATTCCGTAACGTTTTCAAATACGGAGATGGATTTTTTCTAAGAGATCCTGAAACTAAAAAATTATATCATGTTGATCCTGCAAAAGTTAATAGAATAATTGTAAATGAATCAGAAGGCAAAACTCCTGAACAATATATTGTAAAAGATGTACAGTTTAATTTTAGAGATTTAATTGCAACTAAACCACATCAAACAAACGGTAACATCACTGGCGGCGGCAGCGGCTATTACGAAGGTGGTGTCAGAGGAATGGTTGGTAACTATCCTAATCAACCAGGATCAAGATTTACAATTGAAGATGGCGAAGTTGCTGTAAATGCAGAACACATGTTTCATTTGAGTTTATCAGAAGGACTTGACAACAATTATCCTTTTGGTAATTCACTATTAGAATCAATATTTAAAGTATACAAACAAAAAGAATTATTAGAAGATGCAATTATTATCTATCGTGTGCAAAGAGCACCTGAACGTAGAGTGTTTTATGTAGACGTAGGTAATATGCCAAGTCACCTTGCTATGCAATTTGTTGAGCGTGTAAAAACAGAAATACACCAAAGACGCATTCCTTCAAAAACAGGCGGTGGCACAAACGTAATTGACAGTGCATACAATCCATTGTCTACTAACGAAGATTACTTTTTCCCACAAACAGCAGAAGGACGTGGATCAAAAGTTGAAACACTACCTGGCGGTACTAATCTAGGAGAAATTGATGATTTACGCTACTTTACTAATAAGCTCGTTCGTGGCTTACGTATACCAAGTTCATACTTACCTACTGGCGCAGACGATAGCCAAGCAAGTTACAACGACGGCAGAGTCGGCACAGCATTTATACAAGAATTAAGATTTAATACATATTGCGAACGACTACAAAATCTACTTGTAGAAGAATTTGACCAAGAGTTTAAGAGATTTTTACTTGAAAAAGGTGTAAACATTGACACGGCAATGTTTGATATAAAATTTAATCCACCTCAAAACTTTGCGGCTTATAGACAAACAGAATTAGATAACCAAAGAATTGGTACATTTGCACAGGTGCAAGCAATTCCGTTTATTTCAAATAGATTTGCACTACAGAGATTCCTAGGATTAAGCGCAGAAGATATTGCAGAAAATGAACGTCTATGGAAAGAAGAGAATGACGAAACTCTAACACCGCCTCCAGGTGATGCAAGTGCCGAAATGAGAGGCGCTGGTATAAGCAGTGCAGGCATTAGTGCAGACATAGATGGCGCAGAAGATCAAGTAGATCTAGAAGGCGGAGAAGACGGCGGAGAAGGTGCTCCACCTGAATCAGCAGCAGGTGATGCTGCGGCCGCAGAAGCCCCTCCAGGCGGCGAACCAGCTACATAAGGTAAATAATAGTATGATACTGAGAGAACTTTTTTATTACGATAAAGAAACTATCGAACCTGTTGAAGATAATAGGTACGAGCCTCAGTATGATCAGTCAAAAGTAGACCTAGATGATACCCGGAAAACACGATTAACGCTACGTCAAATTAATCGTGCTCGCAAAGCAAGTGAACTTCATACAGAAGAAAAGGCCAAAGAACTAGATTTTGTCCGTCAAATGTATGGTATAGCAGGACAAGCAGCAGCGGCCGGAGTATGATAATTGGCAAAAATAGATAAAACTAAGTATACAAAACAAGAATGGCGTAAAATTAAAGAACAACGCCGTCTTGAAAAAGAATTATCTCGCCAAAGTAA